CAAAGACCTGGAGACGCTGGAGCTGTTATACGACAGCGTGCCGGACGTGCTCAGCCAGCTCATCCGCACGGCCTTCGTGGCCAAGCCGGGCCACACCTTCCTGGTGAGTGACTACGCAGCCATTGAGGCCCGCGTCATCGCATGGATGGCCGGCGAGAAGTGGCGGATGGACGTCTTCGCCAAGGGCGGCGACATTTACTGCAGCTCAGCCTCGCAAATGTTCAAGGTGCCGGTCGAGAAGCATGGAGTCAACGGCCACCTGCGGCAGAAGGGAAAAATCGCAGAGCTGGCCTGCGGCTACGGTGGCGGCATCGGAGCGCTGAAAGCCTTCGGCGCTGACAAGATGGGCCTCACTGAGGACGAGATGCAGGACATCGTGACCCAGTGGCGCCAGGCCTCCCCAACCATCCCGCGCTTCTGGCGTGACGCCGAGAACGCGGCCAAGGGAGCGCTGCAGAACCCTGGCAAGGTCTTCACCCTGCCCTGTGGCGTTAAGTACCGCAGAGACCGCGACGGCCTGCGCTGCCGGCTGCCTAGTGGCCGCATCCTGACCTACTGGGGAGCACGACTTGACAACGATGGAAATATATGCTTCATGGGTCAGAACCAGACGACCCGGAAGTGGGAAAAGACCGAAACCTGGGGCGGGAAGCTGGTGGAGAACATCGTCCAGGCCGTGGCCCGTGACTGTCTGGCCGTGGCGCTGCTCCGGCTGGATGAGGAGGGGTACAGCATCACCTTCCACGTGCACGACGAGATCATCGCGGAGGCACCGGAGGGAAGCCGCTGGGAGGATATGGCCGAGATAATGGGCGAGCCGATTGACTGGGCGCCGGGGCTGCTGCTCCGGGGCGACGGCTACAGCACCCCGTTCTATATGAAAGATTAAAGGAGGGCCGGTAAATGTTTGTAGATATTTACAACACGGGCCGACGTTTTAAGACCATATACATCGACCCGCCGTGGCCCGAAAAGGGCGGCGGGAAAATCAAGAGAGGCGCCGACCGGCACTACGACCTCATGAGCCTGGAGGACATCGAGGCGCTACCGGTCGAGGGCCTGGCCGACCCGGAGGGCTGCCACCTCTATCTGTGGGTGACGAACAACTTCCTGGAGGCCGGCCTGCGGATGGTGAAGGCCTGGGGCTTCGAGTATATAACCACCATCACCTGGCAGAAGGACAGCCTCGGCCTGGGCCAATACTACCGGGGCATGACGGAGCACTGCATCTTCGCAGCGACCAAGAAGAGGCTGCCCTATAAAGTCATAAACGGCAAGCGGATGCAGGGAGTGACCGGCTTCTGCGAGCCGAAAACAGTGCACAGCCGGAAGCCCGCCATAATGCGGGACATGATCGAGCGCGTAAGCTACGGCCCGATGCTGGAACTGTTTGCCCGTGAGGCCTTCCCGGGATGGGACTGCTGGGGCAACGAAGCACCAAGAACAGAGAAAAAGGAGGCCGAGGCGTGGATGCTATAAAACACGACAAAGAGCTGGACATCGCCACGGGCGTCAGCCGCAAGACCAAGACGTGGAAGAACAAGCCCATCAAGTGGTCGGAACTGCTGAGCCGCCTGGAGAAGACCACCCGCACGCCGGAAACGGTGGCGGAGTATAAAGCCATGACCAGGGACCAGCAGAGCGACATCAAGGACGTGGGCGGCTTCGTCGGTGGCTACTGTAACAACGGCAGCCGGTCCGACATTCGCTTCCGCTCCATGATATGCCTGGACGCAGACTTCGCAGACGCGGAGCTGTGGCCGGACTGGGAGCTGCTCTACGGCAACGCCGCGGCGCTGTACAGCACACACAAACACACAGAGAAACAACCCCGCCTGCGCCTGGTGATACCGCTCAGCCGGAACGTGTCACCGGATGAGTACCAGGCGATAGGCCGCCGAGTGGCGGCCACGCTGGGTATTGACAAATTCGACGACACCAGCTACCAGCCGCAGCGCATGATGTACTGGCCGAGTACAAGCCAGGACGGGGAGTACGTATTCGAGCATATTGACGCCCCGCTGCTTGACCCAGACGCGGTGCTGGCTACATACCACAACTGGGCCGACGTGTCAAGCTGGCCTATGAGCAGCCGCGTGGCGGACGTCGTAAAGAAGACAGCGGCCAAGCAGAAGGACCCGCTGGAGAAGGGCGGCCTGGTCGGTGCCTTCTGTAGGGCCTACACGATACAGGAAGCCATTGAGGCCTTCGTGCCCGCCTACGTTCCGTGCGACGACCCTGGGCGCTACACCTACACCGAAGGCAGCACCGCCGCCGGCGTGGTGATTTACGACGACAAGTTCAGCTACAGCCACCACGCCACCGACCCGGCGAGCTTGCAGCTGTGCAACGCCTGGGACCTGGTCCGGCTGCATAAGTTCGGACAGCTGGACGCGGACGTGGACCCGGACAAACCGGTGAGCAGCCGGCCGAGTTATAAGGCCATGGGCGAAATGGCCACACAGGACAACAAGGTCAAGATGCAGCTCCTCGCTGATCGTACTGCGGAGGCGCAGAGCGACTTCGGGGAGGAGCCGGAGAAAGCACCGGACGACAGCTGGAAGAGCAAGCTCAAATTTACCGAGAAGGGCGCGCTGGCGCAGACCATCGAGAACGTGGTGCTGATACTCCAGAACGACCAACGCCTGGCCGGGTGCCTGGCGTTCGACGAGATGGACCACAACATCGTCGTGAAGCGCTCCCTGCCGTGGCGGACCGTGACCGACGTCTGTCAGTGGATAGACAGCGACGACGCCGCCCTCCGGTACTTCCTGGAGCGCGTCTACGGCATAGGCGGCAAGGACCGCATCTTCGACGCCGTGAACGTGGTCGCCTTAAAGAACAGCTTCCACCCGGTTCGGGAATACCTGACCGGCTGCACCTGGGACGGCGTGGCCCGAGTGGACACGCTGCTCATTGACTACCTGGGCGCAGAGGACACCGAGTACACCAGAGCGGTGACCCGGAAGGCGCTGGTGGCAGCGGTGGCCAGAGTATACCGGCCGGGCATCAAGTTCGACTATATGCTCACGATACGGGGCAAGCAGGGCCTGGGAAAGTCGGCCATTATCGGCAAGCTGGGCGGCGAGTGGTTCAGTGATACCTTCACCACGATGCAAGGCAAGGAAGCATACGAGCAGGTGCAGGGAGTCTGGATCATGGAAGTCGGAGAACTGGCCGGAATGAGAAAGGCCGAGGCCGAGACTATAAAGCTATTTATAAGCAAACAGGTGGACCGCTTCCGCCCGGCATACGGCCGGCGGCTCCAGGAGTTCCCGCGCCAGTGCATCTTTATCGGCACGACGAACGAGACCCAGTTCCTGCGGGACACCACCGGGAACCGGCGCTTCTGGGTAGTCGATACACCGAACGCACCGACGCATGACATCTGGGAGGAGCTGACCGCGGACACCGTCCGCCTGATATGGGCGGAGGCCGTGGAGCTCTACAAGAAGGGCGAGAAGCTGTTCCTGCCGAGAGAGCTGGAAAAGAAGGCCAGGGAGGTCCAGGAAGCATACGAGGAGGAGAACCCGAAGGCGGGCATCGTGGCCGAGTACCTGGACAGACTGCTGCCGGCCGGATGGGACAGCATGGACCTGTACGCGCGCCGGAACTGGCTGGAGAGCGATGCAGAAGGAACCGTCGAGAGGACGGCAGTCTGTACCCTGGAGATATGGGCCGAGGCCCTGGGCGGGAACCCGGACAAGCTGGACCGGTACGTGGCGAAGGAAATCCGCGACATTATGGCCGGCCTGCCGGACTGGAAGCACAAAGGAGCCGAGCGGCGAACACTGCGACCGTATGGCCGCCAGCGATACTACGAGAGGAGGACAGAAGGATGACAAAGCTGGAGAAAGACATCGAGCAGAAGCTCAGGAAAATGGTGGAGAAGCACGGAGGGCAGTGCCTCAAGTGGGTCTGCCCTGGCTGGTCCGGGGTGCCGGACCGCATCATCCTGCTACCGGGCGGCCGCGTGTTTTTCGTCGAAACGAAACGGCCAAAAGGCGGCAAGCTGAGCAAGATGCAGGAGTGGTGGCGCGATCGTCTCAGCGCTCTCGGCTTCTGGTGGTTCCTGGTCATTAACGACGAGAACATCAAGACGCTGGAGTGGGTCATCCAGTCCATGCCGATGGAGGCGGAAACATGACAGCCAAACCACTGACACAAAAGCAAGCCGCTGCCTACATTTCCGAAAACCACAGGCACCACCGTCCGGTCCGTGGGGATGTATTCCGCATAGGCTGCGAAGAAAATGGCCGTTTGATTGGTGTGGTGCAGTGTGGACGACCGTCAGCGAGAGGCCTGCAGGACGGGGTGACCTTAGAGGTGACAAGGCTCTGTACAGATGGCACTAAAAACACATGCAGCTTCCTATATTCGAGGGCGGCAAGAGTCGCCAGGGAACTCGGCTACAAGCGCTTGGTGACCTACATCCTCGACACCGAGAGCGGCGCTAGTTTGAAGGCCTCCGGGTGGACCTTCGACGGAATGACAAAAGGAGGCAGCTGGGACACACCGAGCAGGAGAAGGGAGGACAAGGCACCCACGTGCCCGAAGCAAAGATGGATAAAGCGACTCTAAACTTCACACCATACCCGCACCAGGCGGCGGGCATTAACTGGATATTAAGCCGCCCGGCCTGCGCGCTCTTCTGGGGCATGGGAACGGGCAAAACCGTGACCACCCTCACAGCCATCGACCGGGTGCTCTTCGACTTCCTGGAAGACGGTCCTGTGCTGGTCATCGCCCCGAAGCGAGTGGCCGAGAACACATGGAGCAAGGAGGCCGACAAGTGGGAACACCTGCAGCACCTTCGCGTCTCCCGGGTGATGGGCGACCGGAACAAGCGAGTGACAGCCCTGAACACGCCGGCGGACCTTTACGTCATAAACCGGGAGAACGTGGTCTGGCTGGTGGAGTGGTGCGAGCGCCACTGTGGCGGCTGGCCGTTCCGCATCGTGGTCATTGACGAGCTGAGCAGCTTCAAGTCGGCCCAGGCGAAACGCTGGAAGGCGCTGCGCCGGGTGCGCGGCCGTATTCATAGATTGATAGGCCTCACCGGTACACCGCGCCCGAACGGGCTGGAGGATTTATGGCCGGAGGTGTACCTGCTCGACCAGGGCGCGAGACTGGGGCGCACGCTTGGCGCCTTCCGCTCCCGCTTCCTGGTCCCGGATAAAATGAACGGCCACATCGTCTACAGCTACCGGGAGAAAGAAGGAGCCAGCCAGGAAGTCTACGAGCGACTGGCGGACCTGTGCATGAGCATCCGCAAGGAGGACGTGCTGAGCCTGCCGGGCCAGATATACGAGGACATTGAGCTGGAGGCGCCCGCTGCCCTGCTGAAACAGTACAAGCAGTTCGAGCGCGACAAGGTGCTGGAGAGCCTGAACGAGGACGGCGAGATCGTGGCCGGAACGGCCGCAGCGCTGACCAACAAGCTGCTGCAGTTTGCAAACGGCGCCGTGTACGACCTGGACGGCCAGGTGCACCACATTCACGACATCAAGCTGGACGCCCTGGAGGAAATGATTGAGGAAGCGGGAGGCGACCCGGTCCTGGTGCTTTATGCTTACCAGCACGACGCCGACCGCATCCGGGAGCGGATAAACTGCCGGGCCCTGGACAAACCGGCCGACATGGACGACTGGAACCGCGGGGCGATACCGGTGGCGCTGGCGCATCCGGCCAGCATCGGCCACGGGCTGAACCTCCAGGACGGCGGTCATATTATTATCTGGTTCGGCCTCAACTGGTCCCTGGAGCTTTACCAGCAGGCCAACGAGCGACTGAACCGCCCGGGCCAGAAGAACGTGTGCCGGGTGTACCATCTGGTGCTAAAAGGCACCCACGACGAGCGCGTGCTCAAGTCACTGAAAAACAAAGACATAGGCCAGGCCGCTGCCATCGAGGCGCTGCGCCTGGAGATCGTGAAGGAGGCAAAACAATGAGGCGCGAAACATACTACCGCGGAGCCCCTGGTGTAAAGTGGGGCATCTGGAACACAGCAAAGAAGTGCTTCCAGTTCGGCATCTGTGAAGATACCCCCATGCTGGCCGAGGCCAGGCTATTCCAAAAAATTGGGGACGACGCCAGAAGGTGGCGCTTCGAGGTCCGTCGGCTGCCTAAGACTACAAGCAGCAAGACCGTGAAGGTCCCCGACGGTGCGTACGTGCAGGACGAAGATGGCCAAGGGTGGCATTTTATAGAGGAGGCGAAGCGATGAACATACCACAGAAGTGTATAAACTGCGTGCATCACAAAAAGACCCAAGGCTCCGGCGATGTTCAGAGGTTTGACTTTTCAGAAGATACCGGGGATCTGGACTACTGCGACTACACGGAGTATTACAACGACATAGGCGTGCCGGTTCCTTACCCGTATTTTTTCAAGCAAGAGTACCCGTGCAAAGGACACGAAGAGAAGGAGGGACCCGCATGAGAACCAACTGCCCAAACTGTGGCGGCGTCGTGGATATGACGGCCAAAGAGTGTGCCTACTGCGGGACGCCTTACATCTGGGCGCGCCAACCCCTGTTCGTCCCGGCGGAAACGGATGAGCGGCCAGAGCTTGCGGCCGCTACAATGCACGAAATATTGACACCGAACGAGATGCGGGCCCGTTTAGGCCTGCCGCCAGTGAAGCCGGTGAGGGTCTTTTTTGGGCCCACACCGCCAGAAGACACCACGGGGCTGTGGATTGATACGGGCCTAGAGGAGGCGAAGCGATGACCTGCCCGGTATGTGATGGAAAGACGCGGGTCTTCGAGAGCAGGCCCGACCTGGAGAGCGTTCGTCGGCGGCGGGAGTGTATCGACTGCGGGTACCGGTTCCACACCGTCGAGCTGGATGCGGACCTGTGGGAGAAGATGCAGCAGAAGACCGAGGCACCGGCGAAGCCGTTCCGCTTTAGTGCGGAATACGACCCCGGGACTGGTACGCTGCGACTGATAGAGGAGAAGGAGGCAAAGGGATGACCAAGGAACGGCTGAAAGCCTACAGAGATATGAAAAGAGAGAAGGACCACCTGGAGCAAAAAATCAAGACGCTGGAGTGGGAGAAGTACAGCCCACGCTCTCCGCGCCTGGACGGTATGCCTCGCGGCGGCTCCGGTGAGAACTATGCCCGGGAAGAACAGATTGACCGCGAGGACAAGCTGCTGGCGCTGCTCAGTGCGAAGAAGGCGGCACTGTCCGAAGCTATGGCGGAGATCGAGCGCGCCATCGAGAAGCTGAAACCGAGGGAGCGGCTGCTGCTCCGGCTGTACTACATCGACGGCATGACCTGGGAGCAGGTGGCCGTGAATATGAATTACAGCTGGACCCAGGTGCACCGCATCCACGGCAAGGCGCTGCAAAAATTGAAAGAGGAGGAGGCAGAAAAATGAGGCTGAACTATATCGACAACATTGACTGCCTGGAAGGCCTGGCAGCGGTCCCGGACAAGTCCGTGGACGTGGTCATCACCGACCCGCCGTACTTCCTCAGCATGGGCCACGCCGGCTGCAACACGAACGCCAAGAACCTGAACAGCGACAACCTGAACAGCAACCGCACCTTCAACGACTTAGCAATTTGCACGCCGTTCTACAAGCAGCTGTTCCAGGAATACCGCCGGGTGCTGAAAGACGACGGCAGCTTCTACTTCTTTACAGACTGGCGCGGGTATGCTTACTACTTCCCGCTCATCAACGCGGAGCTGCCGGTGCGGAACATGATAGTCTGGGACAAGAAAAGCGGCCCCGGTTCGTTCTACTCCTTCGCCCATGAGCTTGTTATTTTTGGCACCTACAAAGGGAAGACCAAAGGCGGCGTGGGCACAAATATCTGGCGGATGGTGGCCTTTAACAGCGGCGCCAAGAAGACGAACGGCGAAAAGGTCCACCCGACCCAGAAGCCTGTGGAGCTGATCGTGAAAATGATAGAGGACAGCACCGAGCCCGGAGGCGTTATACTTGACACCTTCATGGGCTCCGGTACCACGGCTGTGGCGTGCATCCGAACCGGCCGCAGCTTCGTCGGCTTCGAGCTGGACGAGAAGTACCACGCTATAGCGCAGCAGCGCATCGCGGAGGAAGTGGACCGGATGCTGGAGGAAGAACTGGTATAGAAAAGGAGGCAAACATGCTAAATACTTTAAAAGAACCGCGCAGAATAAAGGCGAGAAAAGGACATACATGTGATTGCTGCGACAAAAATATCACAGTGGGAGAAGAACATGAGATTGCTACATACGCATACGACGGAGAAGTATATGATTGGAGAACATGCGATAGGTGCAAGCCGTATGTGGTAGAAGCATTTGCAAACAAAAATTATTCATGGGAAGATGGAATGAGTAATCAGCATTTCCATGACTATATGTGGGCAGAACATTATGAAGTCGCAGTAGCGTGGTGGAGGTAGACAAAATATCAGGAACAAAGCCCTGGAGCCCTACAGCGCCAGGGCTTCTTTGGTGGGCTTGACATTTTCGTGAAAAAGGTGTATGAAAGCATAAAAAAAGGACGGAAAACCGTCCTTTTTTCTTTTTTTTAGTAGCCCACAGCGGTGGCACCATACTCGGCCTGCGCGCTTGTGAAGCCTTCAAACTCCAGCTGCTCTATTAAGCTATCACGGGAAAAGGCCATAATATCCAGGTAGGACTGCGCCTTTTTTGCGGCCTGTTCGTTCCAGTCGGCCCCGCAGTTATCAGCGCCGTGCTTCGCCTGCTCGCTGGTGAACTTCTCGAACTCCAGCTGCTCTATAAGTCCTTCATAGGAAAAGGCCATAAAATCCAGGTAGGACTTCGCTTTTTTCACTGCCTGCTCTTTCCAGTCGGCTCCGCAGTTATCAGCACCGTAGACAGCCTCCTCGTGGCTGTAGCCCTCGAACTCCAGCTGCTCTATAAGTCCTTCATAGGAAAAGGCCATAAAATCCAGGTAGGACTTCGCCTTCTTGAGCGCGTTCCGTTCTCCCATCGTCGCGGACGGTGTAGGCGTGGCCGTCGGCTTCGGTGTAGCTGTAGGCTTCGGTGTAGAGGTCGGTGCGGTCGTGGCCGTCGGTTCCGCTGCCTTTTCCGTCGGCGCCGGCGCTTCGGTCGGGTCGGCATCCTGCTCCGGCGCCTTGGTAGGTTCCGGGGTGGCAGTCGGTTCCGGTGCTTCCGTCGGCGCCTCGGCCGCTGCTTGCGTCGGTGCGCTCCTTCCTTCGTCTTCTGTATCATCAGAGCCCTGGGAACCGATAAGGGCCAAAACTATGACGACGATCAAGACAATGAGCCACCACTTCTTCTTTTTCTTCTTTACTTCCTCCATGCTGCTCTCCTTTTCATTAGAATATTTTGGTAATTATTATTATACCACTATAATATTAGAGGGAATAGTCTGAACATTTTTTCGACAAAAAAGCGACCCGGGGCTTTTTCTTGTTTAAAGGTATTTTAATATAAAGGCCGGCGCCGTTTTATATTAAAAATTTTTTGAAATTTTTGCAAGAAAGTGTTGACATACCACCCAATGAGTGGTATAATATACTTGTAAGGCAGAGGGAAACCTCTTAGGAAAGGAAGTGAGGGCATGGACGAGTTGATAGACAAGCACATTCAGCGACTGATTGAATGGCTGAGAGCTCAAGGATTTACCGAAGAGCAAATACTTGAGTGCATCGAGTTTATAACCAAATAAAAAAGGGTAGCACCCCCCGACCAAGGAAAAGCTACCCAAGCACCAAAACAAGATGGCGAGCGGAGAGCCTTACCTCCGCCGCCCTCCATTATATCACAGTAAGGCAAATAAAACAAGATGGAGGATTGAGGACTATGGAAAAATCAACATTTTACGAAACTTTATTTTTAGGACTGTACCAATCAGTGGACCAGATGGTGGAGGGCTACAAGCACAAAGACAACAACCGCAACCACGTCAACTATGGAGCCGCTATCGCCTACCAGCGAGTGATGCACGAAATGGGCCACGAGGTTGAGCTGCGAGTGTACGGCGAGGACGGGTACCTGGTAACCAACAAAATCACCATCGACGGCAGGGACTTCGAATTTTTTCACTAATAAACAAAGGAGGCAAAACCATGGAGAACACTCAAAACTTCGCGGACGCGCTGAAACAGGCGCGAGCCGCGGCCGGAATAAGCCAGCAGGGCATGGCGGACCGGATGCTGATACCAAAGCGGACCATCGAGAACTGGGAAGCGGGAGACCGCACGCCGCCGCCATACGTCCAGCGCTTCGTGCTGAACGAGCTGGAAGGACTACGAACAGAGAAGGAGGTGGAGCGATGAGCGAAGGGACTGAAAGACTGGAGGCCCGCTGGAGGAAGTACCCGGGCTTCGGTGAGGAGCACACCAACGCCGAGTGGGCCAAGCTGTTCGGGCTGCCCAGGAACACGTTCAGCCGGTACCTGCAGCGAGGCCTGACCGTGGAGCAGATCGCGCAGCTTCGAGGTGTAAAATATCCGGCATAATAGTGGAGCAAGAAACGGAACAAGGTGGAACAAGGTGGAACAAGAAGGGGCCAGGGCGCGCCCTTCTGTTCCACCTTTTTACTTTAGTATATAAAAGCGCTGTTCCACCTGTTCCCTTTTTTCAGGGTCTTGTTCCACCCATTGACAACCCTCAAACCCTTGTATTTACTGGCTTTCTCTATTCCTACTGGAACAAGGGAACAGATGGAACAATAAAAATAGAAAAGTGTCAAATAAGGCGATACAGTATAGTATATTGTGTATATTACAGCCTTATTTAGGAGTTTATAAAAAACGCTGTTCCACCTGTTCCCTTGTTCCACCCCTCAAAAAAGAGGGAATAGAATGGCATATATAAAAGTGCTATACTGGTATTGTAAAAGACCAGGGCCAAGAGGCTCCGGTCTTTTTCCATTTCTTTATTTTCCTCAGGTTATGCCGATATAGGATAAGCTGGCGAAGGTGGGTGGGCGGGAGCTTTAAGACAGGAGGGGCGGGTATGCCTATGAAACCATGCCCACGCTGCAAGCGCATGATAGAGTATGGCCCGATATACTGCCCGGACTGTAGGCCCATAGTAGAGGCCGAGAGGGTAGAGGCCCAGGAACGCAAGGCAGCATACAGGGCCAAGAAATACAACAGGGAATACAACAAGGGGAGGGACCCCAAGGTGGGTGCCTTCTACAGGTCAAAGGCCTGGAAGATGACAAGCAGGGCGAAGCTGCAGCAGTGTGGCTTCAAGTGTGAGGGGGGCCTCCCTGGCTGTGGACGGATAGCCTGCGAGGTGCACCACATCAAACCATTGAAGACCCCGGAAGGATGGGAGCTTCGGCTTGAGTGGACGAACCTCATGGGCGTGTGCATACAGTGTCATAATATATTAGATAACAAGACTTTTAAGAGAAAGAAAGACGAGGGCGTCATCGACCTACGAACCGTAGAGCGATGAGGTCCTTTTTTGATAGGAATTTTAAAACCCCAGGGGGTAGGTCAAAAAGTTTTTACCTTTAGGAGGATAACGGGCACAGGAGGCCTGTTTTGTGGCAAAAACTCCCCACGGCGAAGAAAGGAGGGACCGAGATGGCAGGACCACGTCAACCGATCGGCCTGGTGATGGCCAACGGAAAAAAGCATCTAACAAAAGACGAAATCAGACAGCGAACGGCGGAGGAAGTGCAGGCTTGCACGGATGGCATTGAGGCTCCCGGCTTCCTGACCGCCACACAGAAAAAGCAATTCAACAAAATCGCAGAGCAGCTGCAGAAAATCAAAATCATGGGCGAGACGGACGTGGACGCGCTGGCGCGCTACATCACCGCCCAGAGTTTATACGAGCAGGCAGTGAAGGAACTCCGCAAGCTGGCCAAAGACCGGCCGAAGGATAAGAACGCGGAGGGCTACTACAAAGACCTGGAACTGTGGGCAGTGCTGACCGAGGTCACCGACAAACGCCAAGACCGCTATTTTAAGCAGGCACAAACGGCGGCCAGGGACCTCGGCCTCACTATATCAAGCCGGTGCAAGCTACAGGTGCCGGTCAAAGAAGAGACACCGAGAGAAAATAAGTTCAGCGAGTTCGACGTGAAGGTGGTGAGCGGATGACTGACCGCGTGACAGAGTACGCGCGCCAGGTCGTCAGCTCCGGGAGGTACCCGGACACCGGCCAGCTCTGTGGGCAGCTCCACATCCTGGCTTGCCAGCGTCACCTGAACGACTTGGCCAAACAACGGACCGCCGCCTTCCCGTTCTACTGGGACGTGGAAGCAGCCGAGCGGGTCCTGAGATATGCCGAGCGCCTGACCCTCTCCGAGGGCGCCGAACCGAAGCCGCTGCGGCTCATGGGCTGCCAGGCGTTCGACATCGGCAGCACCTTCGGGTGGAAGAAAACGGTCAACGGCTGCCGACGCTTCCGGCGCCGGTACAAGTCTATTAGTAGACAGCAGGGCAAAACAATGGAGAACGGTGTCATCGGGCCATACATCGCCGCCTTCTCTGGTTATAACCACGGCAAGCTGTTCACAGCAGCGACGAAAAAACGCCAGGCGAAGCTGGCCTGGGAGGAGATGGCCAAGTTTGTGCAGGCCGACCCGGATCTCAAGTACGACAAGGTGAAAAAACCGGACGGCTACTTCGACGTGAAGGAGTACAAGAGCACCATCACGGCCCTGAACACGGGGAGCACCATCGAGGCGCTGAGCCGTGAGGCGGGCCTGGACGACGGCTTCCGCTCCATTTTTTCAAGTATCGACGAAATACACCAGCACAAAGACAACGGTGTGTACAAAGCAATATACAACGGCACCCGCTCCTTGCCGGAGACCCTGGTCTCCATGATAACCACGCGAGGCAAGAAGCTGAACAGCTTCTGTAAGGAGATGGACGACTATGCCGTGAAAGTCCTCAAAGGTCTGGCGACCGCTGAGGACTTTTTTATTGACATTTACTGCCTGGACGAGGGCGACAACATCTGGGACGAGAACAACTGGCCCAAGGCTTGCCCGTTCACTTGCGCGGACCCGGAGCGACTTGCCACGCTCCGGCAGGATGCGCAGACCGCCCGTGATATGGGCGGCATGGAGCTGGCCGACTTCTTGTGCAAAAACCTCAACATGTGGGTGAAAAACACGGACGACCAGTTCATCGACCCGGACGCATGGAAGGCCTGCGGCTCAGAGCGCACTCTGGCCGACATCGTGGCGGCCGGGTACCGCGACTGCTGGGTGGGCCTCGACCTATCAAGCGGCGGCGACTTGACCACCCTGGTGCTGGAGTTCCCGCTTGACAATGGGCGGTACTACCTGTACAGCCACAGCTTCATGCCACGGGGCCGCCTGGAGGAACACATCGAGACGGACCTGGCACCCTACGACGTGTGGGAGGGCCTGGGGCTGATAACAGTCACCGGTGGCGCCACGGACTACATGAACGACTACAAGTTCATAGTGAAGCATCTGGCAGAGCTCCGGGAGCGGCTGGGCTTGAACTTCCTGGGCGTCGGCATCGACCCGCACAACGCGGCGGGCGTGATGCAGGACCTGGAGGCGTTCGGCTGTCCGGTCGTCACGATCACCCAGAGCGCTCGCAACCTGAACGACGCGACGGTGGCGGTGCAGCTGCTGACGAAGGGCGGCCAGATTGAGTACGACGAACGGGACGAGCTGCTGACGTGGTCCATGACAAACGCGGCCATCGTGCGGAACAGCTTCGAGGAGATAAAAGTGGACAAGAAACCGGGCGCCAAGTTCAAACGCATCGACCCGGTGGACGCGGTCATCGACGCCCATGCGCTCATGCTGGTGACAACCGGCGGCGAGCCTAGCGTGCCGGTGAGCGAAGCACTTGACCAATTCCTGGCCATTATGGGCTGGAGTTAAAGGAGGACAACATGAAACTGAGAGAAAGAACAAAGGCAGCGGTGGCAGCCTTCCGGGGGAAGAGCGCAGCCACCTCGGAGCAGATGGCACTCAACCAGCTGCTGACCTTTTTGGGAGTGCACGACGCCAAAGGGCCGGCACTCAGCGAGGCGACGTACTTCGCGTGCCTCAAGGTGCTCAGTGAAAGCCTCGGCAAGCTGCCGCTGAAATTGCAGCAGGTAACCGACGGCCAGGGCATCCGCATCGCCCGCGAGCACCCGTACTACAGGATGCTAAACGAACGCCCGAACCGCTACATGACGGCCACCACATTCTGGTCCACCATGGAGCTGTGCCGGAACCACTACGGCAACGGGTACGCCTGGATTGATACCCGCGAACCACACAAGCCGCAGCTCTGGCCGATGGACCCGCGCAAGGTGCGCGTGTACTATGACGACGCCAGAAGGCTCTCCGACGTGCCGGACGTCTACTACCAGTACACGGGCGCGGACGGCGTGGTCATTTTAGGCTCTGAGGAAGTCCTGCACATTAAGAGCCACAACACCTTCGACGGCTTGGTGGGTGTCAGCGTTCGGGAGCAGCTGACGGCTACCATCCAGGGCAACATCAAGGCCCAGAAGATGGTCAACGACTTATACGACAGCGGCATGACCGCCAAGACGGTGCTGCAGTACACCGGCGGCCTGAACGACGCGAACGTCCAGACGCTCCTGAAACAGATTGAAGACTACCAGCTGGGCAAGAAGGGCAAGGGCGCGAGCATTCCTATCCCGTACGGCTTCTCCCTGACTCCGCTCAACATGAAGCTGGCCGACAGCCAGTTCCTGGAGGTTAAACAATACAGCGCACTGCAGATCGCCAGCGCCTTCGGCGTCAAGCCGTACCAGGTGGGCGACTACACCAAGAGCAGCTACGCAAGCGCAGAAGCGCAGCAGCTGAGCTTCCTCGTGGACACTTTAATTTTTATTTTGAAGCAGTACGAGGAGGAAATCGGCTACAAGCTGCTGAGCGACACAGAAGAGGCGGCAGGCTACCACGCCAAGTTCAACACCGGCGTGCTGCTCCGAGCTGACCAGAAGACCCAGATGGAAGCACTGGGGGCCGCGGTCAACAATTTCCTTTTAACACCGAACGAGGCCCGCGAGATGCTGGACCGCCCTGCAAAAGAAGGCGGCGACCAGCTCCTGGGCAACGGTGCAAGCATTCCGGTGCAGTACACCGGGGCGCAGTATATCAATCTTGAAAGAGAGGAGGAGAAGGCATGGCTGAAAAAGACACTCAGCGAGATATTGAAACCTTCGGCATGATGCAGAAGGCGGCAACCTTGGACGCTCACGCGGTAGCGGATGAGGACCTCAAGGCCATCAACAAGCTGGCGCCTGTTCCGCTTACGGCCGAGGAGGTATTCACTTTCAAGGCTGTACTGTGCGACAACGAAGTGGACAGGGCGTTCGACCGGTTCACCGTGAAGGCGCTGGACGATATGCGGAAGCTGTTCCTGGGCAAGACGGTCATCAAGGACCACTGGCGCAGCACTGACAACCAGGTGGCCCGCATCTATAAGACCGAACTGGTGCAGAGCGACAAGGCCCTCAAGTCTGGCGAGCTCTACACGCAGCTGGTGGCTCACTGCTACATGGTGAGAACCACGAGCAACGCCGACCTGATTGCAGAAATCAAGGGCGGCATCAAGAAGGAAGGCAGTGTCGGCTTTTCGCCGTCGAGCAGCATCTGTTCGATCTGTGGCACCGACAACACCAAGACCTACTGCCGCCACTGGCCGGGCAAAAGCTACGACAAGGAAGGCGGCCCGACTGTTTGTACCTTTACCCTTGCCGGGGTGAAGGACGCGTATGAGTTCAGTCTGGTGGCTGTTCCTGCTCAGCGCGCTGCCGGAGTAAGTAAGAGCTACACCGGCGAGACCGTGTACGAGAAGGACGACACCCTTGACACCCCGCAGGAACCGGAAAAGGAGCCGGCGGACAAAACCAAGGAGCTGCAGCTCCGCGCCCGTTTGGGTGAAATCACTGCAAAAAACACCATAATCCACAATTAACAAGGAGGACAACAAAATGAACAAGAAAATGAGAGAATTGCAGAACCTTATCATGCAGAAGTCCCAGGAAGTGAAGAGCTTCTTGGACGGTGAGGAGAAGGACCTCGAAAAGGCTGGCGCGTTACTCGACGAGATTGACGAGCTCCAGAAGGAGTTCGACCTTTTGGCACGCGCTGAGAAGGCAGGCAAGGCAGTCGTGCCGGAGACTCCGGCAGCAAACCCGGAGAAGGTCAGCGGCTTCAAGGCTATGACCAAGTTAGCATCCAAGCAGGCACTCACCGAGGAGGAGAAGGCACTCATCACCGGCGAAGGCGCAACCTCCGGCGAGAACTTACTCGTCCCGGACGACGTAAAGGCTGAGATCAACGAGCTCCGCAAGACCTACATCAGCGCGAAGTCCCTCATCACTGTAGAGACGACCGACAGCCTTGCCGGTTCCGTAAACTACGAGGACGGCGCTCCGGCTGGCTTAGTAGAATTTGAAGACGGCGCAGCTATTGAGGAAGGAACCGACCCGGACTTCAAGCCGGTCAAGTTTGCAATTAAGCACTTCGGCAAGCTCATCCCGGTGTCCCGCATCTTGCTCGGCGCAGAGAAGGCGGGCCTCATGGGCTACCTCAACCGCTGGTTCGTAAAGAACGCCATCATCACCGAAAACGCGAGAATTTTCGGCGCGTTAAAGTCCGGCTATAACGGCGGCACCGCGAAGGAAGTCGCAGGCTGGAAGGCACTCAAGAAGTCCATCACCGTGGACCTCGACCCGAGCTGCTTGCTTGACGGCGTGATTATCACCAACCAGTCCGGCTTCGCTTGCCTCGATGCTGAGGAAGACGCAGACGGCCGTCCGGTATTAAAGGAGAACCCGGCAAACCCGACCGAGAAGCTCTTCCAGGGTCTTCCGGTTCATGTTTTCCCGGATGCGCAGCTTGCAAACATCGACGCGACCCACTTCCCGATGATTTACGGCAGCACCAAGGCCGGCGCGACCTTCGTGGAGCATAAGGCTCTTGAGTTCAACACTTCCGAGCACTACTTGTTCGGTAAGAACCAGAACTGCCTCCGCGTGATCGAGGGCTTCGACGTAATGAGCACCGACACCAGTGCTTACATTTACGGCTCTTTCTCCGCTTCCGTTTCCGCGTAAGCTGACCCACGGCCAGGCAGGTGACCCCTGCCCGGCCAGTTTTTAAGTAAAGGAGGCGGGAACCATGCCAACGATTGAGGACGTACTTGCCTATTTGGGCATTGACTACGCGGACGAAGTCGTCACGAGGAACGTCCAGAGCGCGCTGAACACCGCCAAGCAGGTGCTGCTCGGCTCTGTAGGCGCTGACGTGGAGACGTATCTCCCGGATGACCCGAGAGTCGCGGAGCTGGTCAAGATTTACGTCGACGACCTCTACAGCGAGCGGGGCGTCAGTGCTAAGGTAAGCGGCGCCACCCGGCAGCTGGTGAACACCATGGAATGGCAGCTCCGCCTGGAGCTTGCGGCCAAGAAGGAGGAAGCAGTGGCAGGGGGTGAGTCGTAGTGAGTGTATACGATAAGCCTATCATGATACAGGTCCAGGACCCGGAGACAGAGGACTGGGTGAACGCGTTCGACCGGAACCTGCACGCCAAGGTCAACAAGACCGGAGGCGGCACGGCCATGAACGCCGGCGCCGACCAGTACCGGGCGACCCTGACCTTCGAGCTGCGCTACACGAAAAAGCTGGAGGACATAAACTACAGCCCGCAGGAGTACCGCATCTTGTACCGGGGCCGCACCTTTAAGGTCACGAACTACGACGACTACCAGGAGCAGCACCGCACCATCAGATTGGTGGGTGAGTTCTATGAGTAAGAAGGTAAAGCTGGACGACCTGGGTGCTGCCATCGCTGAGGAGCTGACGACATACCACCAGGGAGTCACCGACCGCGTGAACGAGTGCGGCCGTGTGGCCATCAAGGAGCTGGTCAAAAAGACCAAGGCCAAGGCACCGAAGGGCGCCCGCGGCAGCTTCAAGAGGAACATCACCTCGAAAGAGGTGGACGCTGGCCACGGCATGAAGTCTTTCATCTGGCACGTGAAGGGCCCGGACAGCAGACTGACGCACCTCCTGGTACATGGCCACGCTACAAAGGACGGCGGACGCACCAAGGCGGACCCGTTCCTTGCGAACGCGCTGGACCAGGTGCTGCCAGAGTATGAGAAGGACATCGAGGAGGCGGTGCGAAATGATTAAGACGATTTTAGACGCGGCCGGGGTACCGTTCCGGCGGTCGCGTTTTTTGAAGCCACCGGCGGGGACCTATGCCGTCTATATGGACGACGTAACCACCGACGGCCCGGACGGTATGAACCGCATTTTTAACCATGACGTCACTGTGGAAGTGTACGAGGCAAAACCGGACGACAAGACAGAGGCAGCCATCGAGGCAGCACTTGACGCCCAGGGGCTCCACTATACCAAGCAGGACAGGTACTGGCTGCAGGAAGAGCAGCGGTACCAGGTTATCTATGAATTTAGCTACATTATCAAAAATTAAGGAGGTACAAAAACCATGGCAAAGAGATCGAAGGAAAACATCACCCTTGGCTCCGGCAAGCCGTACATCATGGAGTTTGACGGCGAGATGCCGACCGTGGACGAAATCTGTGTCCCGGAGAACCTTCTCGGCTATGTAAAGGGCGGCGCTGAGCTGTCCTACACTGAGGAGACCTACGAGGAAAAGGACGACCTGGGCTACGTGTCCAAGGTTATCACCACCACCGAGGAGGCCATCTTGAAGCTGGGCTTGCTCACCTGGAACGGTGACACCATGAAGATGCTGGCAGACCGCTGCACGGTCACGGAAGCATCCGGCAAGCGCACCATTCACATCGGTGGCGCAGGCAACTCCCAGGGCAAGGAGTGGGTCGTTTGCTTCTTGCATGAGGACAAGGCCGACGGAAATCTCTGGATTTTAATTAGAGGCCGCAACACTGCAGGCTTCACGCTCACCCTCGCAGCAGACGCTGGCACGGTTATCGAGCCGGAGTTCAAGGCGCTGCCGCATGACGACAAGGGCACCCTCATCACCATGATCGAGGAAATCCCGACCGCCTAAGTAAATCCTAAAAACGGGGCCCGAGTGGTCCCGTTTTACTTTTAATTTTGAGGAGGCAACCTGATGAGAAAATTGGACTTTAATGCACTGGAGAAGCCGGTGCTTGAATTGACATTGAAGGACGAAGCGAAGACGGTCGTGAGAGCTACCGCTCCGACGGAGGAGCTGGTGGAACGCCTCGCGGCTGCCGCTTCCGAGATTAAGAAAATTATGAACGACAAAACAGGGGAGACCGTCAAGGCCTGCTTTGAATTGATTGCAGACCTCATGAACTGCAACCTCGACGGCCTCACCTTTACTGCCGACGACCTGCGCGACAAGTACAACATGAAGCTGTACGACGCCCTGGTCTTCGTCAATGTATACCTAGAATTTATTCAGGAGATAAACGAAGCAAAAAACTGAGGCTCCCGTTTTACCCGATGGCGGATAAAACGGGCGGCCATCATTATCGGACCGCGACCTGGTACAAGCATCTGGTGTCCGAGTACACCCGGCTGGACTTCCACCAGGTTGGCCAGCTGAACTACGTGCAGTACCTTGCGTACCGCCGCGATGCTTTTATTCACTACATGAGCCGGACAAAGGAGGGCCAGGAGTACCTGGACAACGCTTGGCGCATGGAGCAGACAGAGCCTGACCGTGCCGCGCTCCGAAGAAAGCTAGGAAAGGAGGGCGCCGTGAATGGCGAATAAAGCAATTAAAGGCCTGACCGTGGAAATCGGCGGCGACACCACCAAACTGGGCAAGGCCCTGGAAGACGTCGAGAAGAAAAGCCGAAGCCTGTCCGGTGAGCTGGGCCAGATTAACAAAATGTTAAAAATGGACCCGGGCAACACCGACCTGCTGGCACAGAAACAGAAAGTGCTGGCGGAGGCGGTAGAGAACACCAGCAAAAAACTCGACAAGCTGAAAGAGGCCGAGAAGCAGGTCCAGGAACAGTTTGAACGCGGCGAGGCATCGGAGGAACAGGTCCGGGCGCTGCAGCGTGAGATCATCGCTACTGCCAAGAAGCTCGACACCTACGAGCAGGCGGCCAAGGACACCGCAGACGCGGTCGACAAGATGGGCGAAGAGACTGCCGACGTAAAGGACGACACCAAGAAGGCAAAGAAGGGCGCCGAGGACGCCGAGGAAGGCTTCGAGGATATGGCCGACGCGGCCGACAAGGCTGGCGACTCCAGTGACGGCCTGGGCTCTAAACTTGGCGGCCTGGCGAAGGGCGGCCTTGCAGTCGTGGCTGGAGCACTTACCGCTGCTGCTGCGGGTCTGGTTGGTGCAGCGGAAGCCTCCCGGGACTACCGCACCGATATGGGCAAGCTGGACACTGCCTTCACTCAGGCGGGCCACAGCTCCGAGACAGCCACCGAAACATACCAGGCGCTGCAGGGCGTCCTGGGTGAAAGCGACCAGGCAGTCGAGGCAGCGAACCACCTGGCAAAGCTGACCAAGAACGAGAAGGACCTCAAGAAGTGGACGAACATTTGCACCGGCGTGTATGCGACGTTCGGTGACTCGCTTCCTATTGAGGGCTTGACCGAAGCGGCTTAACAACATGGGCCCCTAGCGCAGCGATGCGCTCTGAATAACCCGGAATATGCTGGGAACCCCTAAAGCCTCCGACCCCAAAGCGGAACAGAGCGGAGGATGGAACAATGGGCAATCAGCAGGGACAGCGGCGAAAGCCGAAGCCCTCAACGACTACCAACGGGCACCCCACGAGGGTGATGGTATAGTCTACTCCCCTACTAAATATCGGGAAACCGAGGGTATAAAGGAACGAAACAGCCAAGACCGGCGCGCTGACCGGTTCCCTGGCGGATGCCCTGAACTGGGCGGGCGTGAACGAGGAAGCCTTCCAGGCGCAGCTGGACGCTTGCACCACGGAACAGGAACGCCAGGCACTCATCACGGAAACACTCAACGGCCTCTACGCGGAGACCGCTGAACAATACAAAGAGACGAACGCGGAAGTTATTCGAGCAAACCAGGCCAACGAGGCCTGGACGGCGTCCATGGCCGAGGTCGGTGCGGCCGTCGAGCCTATTCTGACCGACATCAAGCTGCTGGGCGCTTCGCTGCTGTCTGAGCTCATGCCGGGCATCACAGGCGTGACGGAAGCCTTCCGTGGCCTGCTGACCGGTGACGAAGGCGCGGCGGAGGCGATCGGCCTCGCGCTGACTAATATCGTCACCACTCTACTGACAAAAATCACGGAGATGCTGCCAACGGTGGCCGCGATGGTGGTTAGCCTGCTGAATACTTTAATAACACAAATCACGGCGATGCTGCCGCAGATAGTCACGACGGTGCTCGACGTGGTGACCGTATTGACGACGGCGCTCATCGCAGCCTTGCCGCAGTTAGTCACGATGGGCGTGGAGCTCGTTCTGGCGCTTATCACTGGCCTGACTACCGCCCTACCGCAGATTGTGGCGGCCCTGGTCGAAATGATACCGCAGCTAGTGGCCGCGCTGGTGACGGGCATCCCGCAGCTTATTCAGGCGGGCGTGGAACTGCTTCTGGCGTTATTGCAGGCCATTCCGCTCATTATTCCGCCACTTGTTGAGGCCCTGCCTCAGATAATAATGGCAATTATTAACGGGCTGCTGGCCGCGCTCCCGCAGCTGCTGGAGGGTGCGGTGCAGTTTTTAATGGCCATCGTTCAGGCCATTCCGCTCATTATTGAGGCGCTGGTGCCGGAAATTCCGACCATCGTGCGCACCTTGGTCAACGGGCTGGGCGAAAATATCCCGGTACTGCTTGAGGGCGCGTTGGCGCTGCTCCAGGCTATCGTGGACGCCATTCCGCTCATTATCGACGCGCTGGTGCCGGAAATTCCATCCATCGTGGAGACCATCATCGACGTGCTGATTGATAACCTTCCGATACTACTGAAAGCCGCTGTGACGCTACTCATGGCCATCGTGCAGGCCATTCCGAAGATCGTGGTGGAACTTGGCAAGGCGCTGCCGAAAATTTTGACCGCCATCACCACGGGGCTCCGCGAGCTGCCGAACCGTCTGAGCGGCATATTGCTGGAGGGCGTCCAAAGGGTGGCGAACTTCGGCACCAGCGCCGTGGCAAAGGCCAAGGTAGCGGCGAAGAATATCCTGGAAGCCGTCGTGGACGGCATCAAGGGGCTGCCGGATAAAGTGAAGACTGTCGGCACGAACCTCGTGGAGGGTCTGTGGAACGGCATCAACAACATGACCAGCTGGGTGAAGGAAAAAATAAGCGGCTTCACTGACAGCGTCCTCGAAGGTATCAAGAACTTCTTCGGCGTGCACTCTCCGTCCCGTGAGACCGCGTGGATTGGTGAAATGCTTGACCGAGGCCTGGCGCAGGGTGTGCTCGATAACATGAACGCCCCGCTTGACGCTATGACCGAAGTGGCCGGCGGTATGCTGGACGAAGCCGGAAGCCTCAACGGTGTGACACTGGAACGACAGCTGCAGCACACCTTCACCGCTGACCAGGGCATGACACCGGCAGAGACCGGGCTCATGGGCCGACTGGACAGCATCCTGGCAGCCATCGAACGCGGCCAGGTGATTATGCTTGACGGCGACTCCCTGGTCGGTGCAACTGTGGACCGGATGGACGCTAGACTCGGCCAGCGCCGTGCGCTGGTAGCAAGGGGGGCGATGTAAATGAGAACACCACGCGAGATACGCTTCGGGGAATATTACACCCACGCGAGCGGGCTCTGGACCCTGGCAGGGCTGGAGCTTACCGACGCGAAGTACGAGGAAAACATGGTGACGGTACCGGGGCGCAGCGCACCGCTGGACCTTAGCACCGCACTCACAGACGGGGACCCAACCTACGGGACCCGGACTTTAAAAGCGACTTTTGAAAGCTCCGAGGGCTCCCGGCTTGCCAGGGAGTCCCGCATCGGCCAGGTGGTCAACATGCTGGACGGTTATCGCATGAACATCGTCCTGCCGGATGACCCGGAGCACTACCTCATCGGCCGGGTGCATGTGGAGCGGCTTTATAACGACGAGGCGCACGCTTCCATCCGGGTGACAGCTACCTGCGACCCGTGGAGGTACGCGAAGGACGAGACCGTGGTCACGCTGCAGGCGACTGCGGTGGAGCAGACGGCCACCCTGACAAACTGGGGCCGCCTGGGCGTCGTTCCGCTGTTAAACATCACCCAGGGCGACGTGCTGCTCACCTTCGGCACAGCGTCGTGGGCGCTGGGCGTGGGCTCTTATGCCCTGCCTGACTTATATCTGAAATACGGGGAGCACCCTCTCACCTATTCCGGCGCGGGCGTGCTTACTTTAACGTACAGGGAGGCGGTCTTATGATACAAGTCTATGCAGACGGCGACCAGCTGGTGTATGACAGCCGCCTGGACTCTCACAGCCTGCTGGACCTGTCCTACACGGCAGGCCTCAACAAGGCAGGCACGGCGAAGTTCACACTGCCGCCGGGGCACCCGATGTATGACGGCCTCGTCAGCTACCGGACCCCGCTGGAGATATACCGCGACAAGGCCCTGGTATTCCGTGGCCGCGTGCTGTACCCGCAGGACGACTTCAAGAAGGACCGCACCTTCACCTGTGAGGGCGAGCGGGGCTTCTTCCATGATGCAGTCATGCGGCCGTATCTATACCAGGACAGCCCGGCCGCTGTTTTCGCTCATGTGGTGGAGTTATACAACGCCCAGGTGGAGGACTTCAAACAGTTCGCCCTGGGCGAGGTAACCATCCAGGACGAGAACAACTACATCCGGGTGGAAAGCACCAAGGCCGAGCAGGTGAGCGACACCATCAACAAGCTGGTGGAGCGCTGCGGCGGGTATATCGTTTTTACGACAAACACCGAGGGCAAGCGAACCGTCAACTGGTACGCGGACCTTGGGTACCGGAGCAGCCAGACGATTGAGTTCGGCTCCAACCTGACCGACTTCTCCCGATCGGACGCAAGCCCGGAGCTGGCGACGGTCATCATCCCATACGGCGCCCAGCTGGAGACAGAAGGGGCAGAGGACGGAACCGGCGCCCGCGTCACCATCGAGAGCGTGAACGACGGCCTGGACTTCATCCAGGACTACGACGCGGTGGCGCTTCGTGGCGTTATTGCGAAGGCCGTCTACTGGGACGACGTGACCCAGCCGGCGAACCTGCTGGCGAAGGCGCAGGCCTACCTGGCAAAAAGCCGGAACATCATCACCAGCCTGACCCTGTCAGCTGTGGACCTCTCCGACCTGGACAAGAGCATCGACACCTTCCAGGTGGGCGACCTCATCCGGGTGCGCAGCGTCCCGCATGGCGTGGACGAGGACTTCCTTCTGACCGAGCGCACGGTGGACCTGCTGAACCCGGCAAAGGGCACCGTCACCCTGGGAAAAGCCAGCGCCTCACTCACCGGCATGGACGTGGCGGGTGACAGCAAGGGCGCGAGCGACCTGCAGAAGGCTGAGCACAGCATCCGCGCGGAGTATCAGCTGAACTTCGCGGCAGCGGTCGAAGAGACCCAGCAGAGCTTCAGCACCCTCCTGCAGCAGACCAGCGACCTCTTGAAGCTGGAGGTGTCCGAGTCATACGCAACGAACGGGGAGCTTGAGGAGCTGATAGAAACCAGCATGACGCAGCTGTCCGACAGCTTCACGTTCCTGTTCACCCAGCTGGAGGCCACGGTCAACGAAAACGACGCGGAGGCACGGGAACAGTTCACGGAAATCTCGAAGTATATCCGCTTCGAGGGCGGCGACATTGTACTGGGTGAAGCCGGGAACAGCATCATCCTGCGGATAGAGAATGACCGCATCGCGTTCCTGGATGAGGGCGCCGAGGTGGCGTACTTCTCCAACAAGCACCTGGTCGTTTTAGACGGTAACTTTTTAAACTCTTTACAGATTGGCAAGTTCGGACTCATCCCGCGAGGAAATGGCAATCTGTCACTCGTGAAAGTAGGTGATTAAATGGCGGCTAACGGCAGCAAGTCGGTGTCCGTGACCTCATGGGACACCCTCAAGTTTAACTGGTGGATAGTCAGCCAGAACGTGGCCAACAACACCACGGTGGTGGGCTGGAACATGCAGCTCGTGGCCGGAACCTCCGGCAAGATAAGCTCCACCGCCTCGAAGGACTGGAGCGTGACAGTCAACGGCACCAAGTACAGCGGCACCAACACGGTCGGCATCGGAAACAATGCGACGAAGACGCTGGCCAGCGGTACCACCTCTGTGGCGCATAATTCCGACGGCACCAAGACCTTCAATTATTCATTTAGCCAGGAGTTCGCCATCACCTTCTCCGGTGCGAGCATCGGCACGCAGAGCGGCAGCGGCTCCGGCACTCTGACAACTATCCCGCGAGCGACGACGCCGACGCTCTCAGCTTCCAGCGTGAACATGGGCAGCAGCGTCACGATCAACACTCCGCGGGCAAGCAGCGGCTTCACCCACGACCTGGCCTACAGCTTCGCAGGCAGCGGCTGGGTGACCATTGACACCGGCGTGGGTACGTCAAAGACCTGGACGGTGCCGGACCTGGCGACGCGCATCCCGAACGCCACCAGCGGCACCATGACCATCCGCTGCATAACGAAAAACGGCAGCACCTCCATCGGCACCAAGACCGTCCTGCTGACGGTAAAGGTCCCGACTTCGGTGGTGCCCACTATTTCTGCAGTAGCCCTGGCGGAAGCGACCAGCGGCCTGGCGGCGCAGTTCGGCGCGTTCATCCAGAACAAGTCAACGGTCAAGGCAACCATCACGGCAGCGGGCGCCAAGGGCTCCACGATTAAGAGCTACAGCACCACGTTCCTGGGGAAGACCTACACCGGCAGCTCCTGGACTTCTGGCCTATTGACAAAGAGCGGCAGCCTCTCCATGGTGACGAAGGTCACGGACAGCAGAGGCCGAACGGCGTCAAAGACCACCACCCTCACGGTGCTGGCCTATACGAAGCCGCAGGTGACCGAGTTCGTGGTTCGTCGTGTAAATGAGGACGGACTGATGGACAGCAACGGCACCCGGGCGTCGTTTTCTTATGCGTACACGGTGGCCCCTCTGGGGAACAAAAACACGGCCGCCATGACCATCACCTACAAGCGGTCAACTGAGACAACCTGGTCAAGCTCCATTCTGAACGGCTCCAGCCTCAACGGCTCCGGCGTTGTTTTGTCGACCGTGAACTTCCCGAACGACTACCAGTACGACCTGCGCATCCAGGTCAAGGACTGGTTTGGAGCTACGAGCACCTACACGGCGGTGCTGCCGTCCGGCGCTGTTATCTTCGACATACGGGCCGACGGGCTTGGCATCGCGTTCGGCAAGACCTCAGAGCTTGAGGGCGTCGAGTTCGGCTGGGCGCCGAAGGGTGCAGTGTTCGGGCTTGGCGAAGCCATGGAGGCGATACCTTCCAACGCGAACCTGAACGACTACACCCAGGTCGGCATTTATGCCTGCCGCAGTAACACCACAGTGGAGACCCTCTACAACAGGCCCTCGGACTTCGCGTTCACGATGCGCGTATATAGCGGCCTGGGAAACAAGGACACCGCGGGGTCTTACTGGTACCTCCTGCAGGAGGTTCGGCCGTATCAGGCAGCCGAGCCGACCTACAGGCGAACGCTGACGCGAAACTCTTCCGGCGCCTGGTCTTACGGCGGGTGGATGAAGGACACCGTAAGCTCAGCGACCACGATCAACGCCAAGTAAGAAAGGAGCACAAAAGAACATGGAACTTTTTATAAGCATTTTAACCGCAGCAAGTATCCCTTCGGCCCTGTTTGCCTACAGCCTCCGCCGCGTGGAGAAACGCATGGAGCGCGAGGCAGAGGCCAGGAAGCGGGAGGAAGAGAACCGCCGCAAGTATGAGATGTACCAGGTCCAGATGCTGACCGCCACGGCCGGGCTGTGCGAGGCCAACGCCATCGCGCTGCAGAACGGCAAGTGCAACGGCGAAACACACAGAGCCCTGGGGCACCTCCAGGAGGTGAAACACGCGCAGCGTGACTTCCTGGTGTCTCAGG